TATAGCCGCTTTTTTTATATAATTTTGTGATATGGCGAATAAACAAAATGTTACATTAAAAAAGGCAATGCTGGTTGCGCTTGAAAAATCTTTAGGCGTGGTTACTACTGCTGCTAATAGTGTTGGCATAACGCGCAAAACACATTACGATTGGTTAAAGAATGATGAGCAGTATGCAGCAGATGTTGAGGACTTGGAAAACAGAGTTTTGGACTTTGCTGAAAGCCAGCTACACAAACAAATAAACGAGGGGAATACAACAGCAACAATATTCCTATTGAAAACAAAAGGGAAAAAAAGAGGTTACGTTGAACGCCAAGAGATTATGCACGAAGGCGCAGTAACCAGTACATTAGTTGAATGGAAACCAGCCGAAGAAGAAAAGTAGAACAGCTTTGCAATAGGCAGTTTTACGATTTACTTCATAGCAACAAAAGATTTAGAGTACACCAAGGCGGTACGCGTAGTGGTAAAACCTATGCGATTTGTCAATACCTAACTTATCTTTTAACTGCTTCGGATAAACCGCTTACGATTTCAATTATTCGTAAAACGCTGCCAGCTTTAAAAGGTTCTGTTTACCGCGACTTTATAAATATCTTAGAACAGACAGGCTTATATTATTTAGGCGTTCACAATAAGGCTGAAAACACGTTTAGATATAACGACCACTTGGTTGAGTTTTTGAGCGTGGACGAACCGCAAAAGATTCGTGGGCGTAAACGTAACGTAGCGTTTTTAAATGAGGCGAACGAATTAACCATTGAGGATTTTCGCCAAATTAATATGCGTACTACCGATTACGTTGTACTTGATTTTAACCCTTCCGACCCAATACATTGGATTTATGAAGATGTAATACCAAGAGATGATTGCGATACTTGGATTACAACATACCGCGATAACAAGTTTCTAAGCAAAGAACTTGTATTTGAAATAGAGCGTATGCGCGAACGCGACCCTGACTATTGGCGCGTTTATGGTGAAGGTCAAAAGGCTGTATTTAGTGCAAGGCAAATATTTAACAACTGGCAATTTATACCGCGTGCAGAGTTTCCTGAATTTGAAGAAACGGTATTGGGCATTGATTTCGGATATAGTAACGATGAATTAGCGATTGTTGAGGTTGCTAAAGTAAACGATAAGCTGTACCTACACGAACTATGCTACCATAAGGGAATGACCAACCAAGATATAGCCAACTTTTTAAAGGATAAAGAATTGGATAGCGTATTGGGATTTGCTGATTCCGCAGAACCTAAAAGTATTGAAGAACTGCGTAGGCTTGGGTGCATGATAAAACCAGCCATAAAAGGTCAAGGAAGTATCAACGCTGGTATTAGTTTAATAAAGGAGTTTGATATTATTGTGAGCAAAGAAAGCATCAACTTAACAAAGGAGTACGCGACCTATTACTGGACTGAACTCAAAGATGGAACTATAATAAATAAACCCATTGACCGAAATAATCATTTGATGGATGCTTTGCGTTATGCAGTTTACTCGCAATATAGTAAACGCAATGATTTCTTTGTAATATGATAACAGTTAATTCTCTTAGTGGCGGTAAAACAAGTTCTTATATAGCTGCAAATTACCCAGCGGATTATGACGTATTCGCTTTAGTGCGAATTGAACACGAAGCATCTAAATTTCCTGATGCTAAAATTCGCCAAGAAGTAGAAGATAGAATACAAGCACCATTCATAGCCACAGCAGAGGATGACATTATCATTTACACCATGCTTGACTTAGAGCAGTACATAGGTAGAAAGATTACTTGGGTTACGGGAAAGACATTTGATGAGGTTACAACAAGAAATGACAAGGTGTTTCTACCAAGTATGATTAGAAGATTCTGTACGGTTGAAATGAAAATAGAACCTATGTTTTATTGGTGGGCTGAGAATATAGGGGAGCCAATACAGACCCGAATAGGATTTAGAGCAAACGAAACTCGCAGAGCAAATTCAATGCTTGAAAGATGCAATGAAAATGGATTGACTGTTTTTAAGGCAACATTTGAAAAGCACAAAGATGGAAGAAATAAGTGGGAGGATGTTCCGTATCAAAAGCCTCACTTTCCTTTAATAGAAGATAATATATACAAAGACCAAGTGGAACAGTATTGGATAGACAAGCCTGTAAGATTCGCTTGGATGAATAACTGCGTAGGATGCTTCCATAAGACACCGCTATTACTTAGAAAGATGTTTGATAAGCATCCAAACAAATTAGAGTGGTTTGCGAGGAGAGAAAGAGAGGCTTCTAATAACACCCATTGGCGGCCAGAAATGACTTATGATGAGATAAAAAAGTGGAACTCGCAATTTGAATTGTTTGATGACGACTTCAATGAATGTGATTCAGGATATTGTGGGCTATAATAGGTTTCCTATCTTTTTGTATTTTTGAATAAAATTTATTTTTAATGGCGTCATTTTTCGATAGGGTTCGTAATGCACTTACAAAAAACGCACAACAATCTGCCCAAGAATATAACAAAGCAATATATAACTGGCTTGGCGAAAGCATACTTTGGAACAGAGAAACCGATGATACGTATATAAAAGAAGGCTACCAAAAGAACGCCACTATATATTCGTTAATCAATATCATAACCAAAGCATCTACAACCATTCCTTTTCAGGTTTATGAAAAGACAAATGATGCTGATTATAAGCGTTATAAGTCTTTGACAAGCGGTACTTTGGATAGTAGCGCATTGTATAAAGCAGACCTACTTCGCAAGCGTTCACTTGTTGAATTAGAAGATACGCCACTTCACGAACTTTTAGAAAACCCAAATGCTACGCAATCGTATGCTTCTTGGCTTACAGAATTAATCGCCTTTAGAAAGCTAACGGGTAACGGTTACATTTATGGTATTGCGCCTGAAACGGGCATATCTGCTGGAAAGTACAAAGAACTTTATGTAATGCCTTCGCAAATTATGGAGATAATTAGCGGTGGTATGATGGCTCCAGTAAAAGAGTACACGATTGAATACAACGGTACGCATAGAATACCAGCAGAGTTTATTTGCCATATTAAAGACTTTAACCCTTATGTAGATGGTACAGGGTCGCATCTTTACGGTCAATCACCGCTTCAAGCTGGACTTCGTGCAATGACTACAAATAACGAAGCTGTTACAACAGGCGTTAAGTATTTACAGAACCAAACTGCTCGTGGTATTTTAATGAGCGAAGAAGGCGATATTAACGAAGTACAAGCACAGCAGCTTAAAGATAAATTCAGAAAGCAGCACCAAGGTTCTGCAAATGCTGGTGATATATTGATTACGCCTAAAAAGTTAAGCTGGGTAAACTTTGGGCTTTGTGCTTCAGACCTTTCGCTGATTGAGCAGTACAACGCTTCAATAAAAGACCTTTGTAATATTTACGGTGTACCAGTACAGCTATTAAACAACACCGATGCTTCTACATATAACAATATGAAAGAAGCGAAAAAGGCATTGTATCAAAACGCTGTTATTCCTGAACTGCTTAAAATCAAAGACGAATTAAATAGATGGCTTGCGCCACAGTTTGGAGATAAAATTTGCATTGAGTTTGACTTTACCGCTATTCCTGAACTGCAAGAAGAAACAGAAAAGGTCGTAGACCAACTTGCAAAGGCTTGGTGGATTACGCCAAACGAAAAGCGCGAAATGATGTCTTATGGAATGGACGAAGAAAGCGATGTATTGAACGATTATTACATTCCAGCTAACCTTGTTCCTGTAAAAAACGTGGACTTGCCTGAAATGCCAATGGCTGAACCACCAGCAGAAGAACCAAGCCAAGAAGAAATAAAGCGTCAGGTCATTGAACTGCTGACTAAAGAAACTTATACCGACTACCCACAATCTGCAAGCAACAACGCTAAGCGTATGTTAGAATGGCGTGAAAAGTACGGACGCGATGAAGTACGTGGTGGCACTGAAGTAGGTTGGCAAAGAGCAAACCAATTAGCAAAACGTGAACCGCTTTCAGTTGAAACCATTGCACGCATGGCACAGTTTAATCGCCATAGAGAAAATGCAACAGTAGCTGAAGAATATAAAGATACCCCTTGGAAAGATAGAGGCTATGTAGCTTGGAATTTATGGGGTGGTACAAGCGGAGTTGATTGGGCTATACAGAAGATGGAGAAACTGCGTAATGATTAGTCATGCCATTACCAACCCCACGAGCAAACGAATCTGAAAGCAACTTTGTTAGTAGGTGCGATATAGACCCTACAATGGTAGCGGAGTTTCCTGACGATGTACAGCGTATTGCTGTTTGCTATTCACTATACGAAGGCGAAACTCAAAAGCTAAATACAGAAAGCACAGTTGCCGATATACGCAACAAGTGGGAAACGCAACTTAATAAAGCAGAGCGTGAAAACGTGCGAGATGTTTACGCCCTTTACCGCAGCGAATACCGCAAGGCTATACCTAATGCTTCAGAGAATTTACCAGTTGAAGAAAACGCCATATTTAAAGGCGAAGATTTAACTGCTATGCTCGTGAAGCTGTACCGCAAAATAGGGTTACAGTTTGCCCTATGGTATTACCGAGAGTTTAGAAACTTTATACCTAAAGCTGCGCCTAACTTGGATTTATTAAGCGAGCAATGGGCTGCTGATTTTGAAAACTACGGTAAGCGATATGCGGCAAGGCATATAAAATTACTTCGTGATACAGCCTTAACTACTTTAAAACGAGTTACGCGCCAATTATTCTTAGACGAAGCATTTCAAACTGCTGGGCAAGTAGAACGCGCTAGAATCTTACAAAGTCGCTTTGACAAATTAAGCTATATGCAATCTGAACGTATTGTACGGACAGAGGCAACCACCGCTGCTAACTATGCAATACTGCGCAGCGCATTAACAGTTTACCCTAAAGAACAGCTTAAAAAGCGTTGGATTACTTCAATGGATGGGCGAGAACGTGCTTGGCACGGTGCAGCTAACGGACAGGAGGTAAATATGGACGCAAATTTTATGGTAGGCGGTGAAAGTCTTGAACGCGCTGGTATGGGAAGCGCACGTAACAGAATAAACTGCCGATGCGTTACGATGCCTATTCCGCAGAAAAATCCACTTGACTTTTAAGTTAAATTTTTTATATAATTTTGAAAAAAATACAGTATGGAGTTTTTATATAAAGCAGCACCACTACAAGAACTAATGGACGCCGATGCCGATAGAGGTATTGTAAAGGGCTATGGTTCTTACTTTGATAATAAGGATAGCGACAACGATATTATCCGAAAAGGTGCTTATACAAAAACCATAAAAGAAAACGGAGAGCGCGTAAAATACCTATACCAGCACAATATGATGCAGCCGATAGGTAAGATGAGCGAACTGTACGAAGATGACAAAGGGCTTGTGTTCGTAGCTGAAATACCTAAAACAACTTTGGGTAAAGATGTTATTGAACTTATGAAAGCTGGAGTTATCACCGAAAACAGCGTGGGTATTTTGCCAGTCGTAAAAGAAAACAAAGGCGATTACCGCGAGATAAAAGAAGTTAAGCTGTACGAAATTAGTGCTGTTACATTAGCTGCTAACGACCAAGCAAAGATTATGGACGTTAAAAGCCAGCAGAACTTAGACCAAATGTACAAGCGATACGATAACATTGCTAAGTTAATCCGTAAGGGTGAAATTAGCGATGAACTTGGTTATGCATTAGAAGCTGAAATATTAAAGCTAAAATCTTTATTCATGAGTATCACAGAGCCGACTGAAGAAGCCACTTTGCCGATAGAAGAAAAGAAAGAAGCAGTTGATATTTATAGCTACTTACTTAATACTTTAAAATAATTTAATTCTCAAAATGGAAGAAAACGTAAAACAACAGCTTGACCAACTTGGCAACTTAATTGATGCTAAGATTGAAAAAGCTAACGGACAAGTCCTTGAGAACGCTAAAGGACAAATTGATAGCGTACTTAAAGGCGAAATTGACAACCTTACTAAGTCATTCAATGAGCGTGTAGATGCTATTGAAATGCAAAACAAAAAGAACCTTGAGGCTTCACAAGCTAAAAAGTCTTTCAAAAGCCAACTTATTGAGGTAATCAAAAATGGTGCTTTAGATGGAATGATTAAAGGACACGCTCGTGCTGCTTCATTCGAAGTTAAAGCTGATATGACAACTGGTGCTGACTTCACAGGTGAAGTTATCCCAGCCGACAGAGTAGCTGGTTACAAATATGACCCAGCTCGTTCAGTACACGTTCGCTCAATCATTCCTAACGGTACAACTTCTTCTGA